GGGCATACGCCAAAGCGTTGCCCTTGTAATGTTCACGGCATTCCATCGCCGCACCATGCCACGCAACGAGTAAATCAAACTCTTTGTGAGCAATGTTTGTGGCATGAACTGCCCACTGGCACTTGTGGCTCTGCTTGGCAGTCACCTTGTTCTGCTTCATGTTATCTATCTCTCTTTCTGTTGTTGTGTATGTGTATAGGTATTGCAGTATGCGTGAAGCACACCGTGAGACGCACGAGTGATAGAAACCTATCAACCCGTGCGCCCGAACGCTATGCATCAACTAGATGTTGTAAAACGCAACACCGTTCGCATCACGCCAATCCATGACCGAGAACCGACAGTCACGGCAATCGCATTCATACTGAGACATCATCAAGTCAATGTCATCGTCAATGTGCCAGCCATGTGCGTCCGCCATGCTCTCAATAACACGGCGACGAATACGCCAACCATGAATGAAGTGGGCGTGAACATAATCACGCACACTCTCGAATGCACTATCGTTCATAGCCTTGTCTCTCCTTTTCTCTCCAAGCACCGCCCGATGCGATGCACTGGTATCTACTATCAGCGGGGGTCAGTTTTCGTTCAGGCGCGCATGGGCGCGAATTGGTGCGGTTTCGTGTCGGGTTCGTGCACAAAAGCAGGCATGGGGGTGCGGTGGGGGCCCCATGTCATTCGCGCATGGATGGTTCCCGTGCAGGGCCGTCCGTGTTATTTTTAAATAATAGGGGTGGGGGTGTTTTTTTATGGATGCTAGCCTTGTGGGGTAAGGGTTTGCGGTTATTTTTTGTTGCGGGCTTGGCGGCCTGCTGTTTTTGCGGCTGGTGTGTTGGGCACAAATTGCTTGCCCTGCTTGGAGCCGCCTATCTTTTTTCGGTTGGTTGCGGCTTTTTCTGATGGGCTGAGTTTGTTCCATGCTGCGTCGGGTAAATAGCGTGTGGTGCCGCCTGCCCGTTGGGCTGGCTTGCCGTCGCTGGTGCGCCATTTCTCTTTGGTCCATTTGCTGAGTTTGGCTTGTGCTGGTGTCTTGCTGCCGGTGTAGCCGCCGCCTGCTTTCTCGTAGCGTTGTGCTAGTAGTTGTGCTTTGCGGGCTGACCATTGTCCGGGTTTGCCGCCTTGGGAGCCAGCCATGACCTGTTTTTTGATGCGGTCTCGTAGTGCTGGTTTTGTGTATGCCATTAGGAGCCTTTGACCCATTTCTTTGATGGGGATGCGGTTTTGCTGGGTGCCCATTTTACTTTGGCTGCCCAGTAGGCTGCGCTCATTTTGCCTTTGGCAATGTTTTTGGCGTGGCGTGATTCGAACTGTTCTCGTTGGCCTACTGTTTGATTGGTTCGTACACCTTGCTGACCAAAACGAATTGTCCTAACTCGGTTGCCGTCTCTGGCGACGACGATGTGTGATTTGGTTGGGTGGTCAGGGGTTCGCTTAGGTTTGTTGAAGCCTGCGACTCCAGCACGAACAAGTCGTGGGTCTTTGCCTTTGCTCTTCACTTTGTACTCCTTGTGCTTGTGCCCCAGCCGCCCCCTTGGGGCGGTCTGGGTCAGGGTTTTCCCTTCCCCCCCTATAGTCCCCCCCTTCCGTTACATTGTGCAATTGTGATTGTGCGATTGTGAAAGTAACAAACCTTCCTAAAGGGTGATGAGTAAGAACGAAGAACTGACGCTGACACCGCAACAGCAGCAATACTTGGATTGGCTGTGCACTGCCCCGAGCGAGCGAACACCTCCTAGCAAGCACAAGATGGCCGTGCACCTCGGTGTCAACGAAACGACCCTGCGCCGCTGGGAGAAGAAGGATGCCTTCATTGCTCAGTGGAAGGCGGCGGTGGATGAAATCCAAGGGTCGCCTGAGCGTACGGCAAGGCTGTTGGACACGCTGTACGCCAAGGCTTTGGATGGGGATACGAAGTCTGCGCAGTTGTATTTGCAGGCTACGAACCGTATGGCTCCGCCTACGGTTACTGTCCAGTCGAACAAGAAGGCCGCCGAGTTGTCTGACGAGGAGTTGGACCAGTTGATTGCGGTTATGGCTGAGCGTGAGAAGTCTCAGCGCACACAGTTGAGGGCGGTTTGAACACCATTGAATGCCCTGAGTGTGGTTGCGAGTACCCGCCTGTGGCTACCCGTTGGCTGTGCCCGGAGTGTGGGTTTAAGGATTCGTGTTGTGAAGGTGAGCCGAGAAAGATGAGGGATTACGATGCAGACTAACGATGCGATGTTTATTACTTTGCGACAGTTGTACCCGAGTGTCGCCCCTACGTTGGGCGACTTGCTGGCACATCACTGGACGGTGGTGGGTGTTCGTGGTGCCGCACAGTACGACTATTACAAGTCGTTTGTGGGTGTTCAGGGTGAGACTTGGGGTGACCTTGCGAACTGGTATTGGAGTGATGCGGATACCGGGGTGTTTAACCTTGAGTTGGAGGATGGTAACGATTTGCTCTTAGAAGATGGAAGTCTCGTGATGCTGGAGGCGGGTAATGTCTGATAAGAAAATTTCACAACTTACGGCCAAGACAAGTCTTGGTGACGATGATGTTATAGTTATTGTTGATAATGCTGGTACACCGACGACCAAGAAAATCAGTGCGGCGAATGTTGTCGGTCATGTGGTTTCGACTAACGCTTTCAATGCGGCTGTGGATGCTCGGGCTCCATACGGACCTCAGGGACCTCAGGGTGAGCAGGGGCCGCAGGGTGAGACTGGGCCTGCTGGCCCTCAGGGTGAGACGGGACCTGCGGGACCGACTGGTCCGACTGGTCCTCAAGGACCTCAGGGAGAAACAGGTGCTCAGGGTGAGCAAGGTATTCAGGGCATTCAGGGCGAAACTGGCCCTCAGGGTCCTCAAGGTGAAACGGGTGCAACAGGCGCAACTGGTCCTCAGGGCGAGCAGGGCATCCAAGGGATTCAAGGTGAAACTGGTGCCACTGGCGCAACTGGTGCCACGGGTCCTGCCGCTGTGGCGAATCTCATCGAAGTTTCGGTTTTCTCGTAATAGGTAACGAAGGAGTTCTTTAGTATGGCAACTTTTAGCAAAATTACTTTGAGCGGTTCAACCGATGGTCGCCCCATTAAGGTTGCTGCGACGGCTACGCCAGGTACAACTCTTCATACTGGTTCGGCTACCGCTACTACCTATGACGAAATTTGGTTGTATGCGATGAACTCGGATACGACTGCCCGTAAGTTGACGGTGGAGTGGGGCGGCGTTAGCGCTCCTGATGACTTGATTGAGGTGACGGTGGCTGCTGAGTCTGGTTTGGTGTTAATTGCTCCCGGTCTTCTTATCAAGGGAAATGCCACCCAGTTGATTGTGAAGGCGTTTGCTGCTACAGCGGATGTCATCACGATTCATGGGTATGTGAACCGTATCGAAGCGTAGGTTCGTCGTATGACGTTGCGTTGGGACCAGCGCTCTAGGGTTTCTCAGTACACTGCTGATTGGACTCAAAACCGTTTTACTCCACCTTCCGCTACTGGTGGAAATGAAACAACCACAATTGGTGCCTACAAGTACCATGTGTTTACTTCTTCTGGAACTTTAAGTTTTAGCAATGGTGGAAGCGTTGAGGTTCTGGCAGTCGGTGGCGGTGGCGGCGGAGGCGGTGGTGGCGCTACTGGTCGTTGTGGAGGTGGAGGTGGAGCAGCAATAGAACCTGCCTCTGGTTATGAAACTGTTACTGTTTCTTCCGGTAATGTTACTGTAACGGTTGGAGCAAATGGTTCTGGTGGCGGAGGTCAGGGCGGAACTGGCGGAACATCCTCATTTGGCGCATTCTTGACATCAAATGGCGGAGGTGGCGGTGGCAACACCGCAAGCACTGGCTCTACTGGTGGTTCTGGTGGCGGTGGAGGTGGTGGACAGAATGGAGTTACTGCTTCTGGTGGCGGTGCTTCGGGTTCCAACACAAACATTGGAGGCAATGGTTCACCAAGTGCTTTTTATCCTGCTGGTGGTGGCGGTGGTGCTGGCGGTGCTGGCACTAGCGCATCTGGCGGAACAGCGGGAAATGGTGGTGCTGGAAAAGCATTTACGGCAATCGATACAAATCTTTCCAGCCTTACATCATTGAGTGGAATGACACATTTTTCCGCTGGTGGTGGTGGTGGAAACGAAATTAACGCTGCTGGTACCGGCGGTACTGGTGGTGGCGGTAACGCCAGCAACTCAAGCGCCACAGCAAGTGCGGCAACATCGTTTGGTTCTGGTGGCGGCGGTGGCGGCTACAGCGGTGGCGCAGGTGGAACTGGCGGCGCAGGCAAAGCGGGAATTGTTATTGTAAGGTATGTAGCATGATTCGCAATGTTGCAATTTTAAATAACAGTATTGTTGAAAACATTATTGTTGTTGATGATTCTTTCAAACTTGAAAATAACATGATTGTTTATTCTGAGCATAATCCTGCTTTTATTGGTGGTGATTATGTTGAAGGTTATTTTTATCCACCACAGCCTTTCCCATCTTGGATTAGAAACAATGGCAAATGGGATTCACCGTTGCCATACCCAGTAGATGAAAAAAATTATTATTGGGATGAAAATTTGCTTAATTGGATAGAGGTGCAGCAAAATGTCTAGAGGTGGTCGCACACGGGTATCTAAGTATGTGTCCGAAACAACTGGCAACAGATGGAAACCAACCGTTGCCACTGGCGGAACAGAAACAACTCAGTTAATCAATGGAGCAACTTATAAAATTCACACCTTTACGAGTAGTGGAACATTTACCGTAACCGAAGTAGGAACAGAAACAACTATTGATTATCTTGTTCAGGCTGGTGGCGGTGGTGGTCAGCGCTACTCAGGTGGTGGAGGCGCTGGCGGTCAAATACAAAGTGGGGAAAGTCAGGCTCCCGAATTTATCCATACGGCTAGGAGTTACACAGTAACTGTCGGTGCTGGAGGAAATGTTGGAAATGGAAGCAATACGTCAATACAAGATGTTGCAACTGTTACTGGTGGTGGTTCTTCTGTTACCAACGGCAACTCTAACAATGGTGGTTGCGGAGGAGGAAGGCAGTATAACTACGCAATTGGTACTGGTATCGCTGGACCGCCCCGACAGGGTTACGATGGAGGATTTGGCGGCGGAGGAACGGGAGTTGCAGGAACACTCGCAAACAACAATGGTGGTGCCGGACGTTCAACAACAATTCGTGGAAGCACAGAAAACTTCGGTGGTGGAGGTTCTGGCTGTGGTTACGCAACTGGCGTAAGCGGAACTTCAGGTGGAGTCGGTGGGGGTGGAAACTATAATACTGCTGGAACTGCAAACACTGGTGGTGGTGGCGGTGCTTCTCTAAATGACCCTCCGTACAGCAACGCTGGTGGCTCTGGCATTGTTATTATCAGATACCAGATTTCGTAGGAAAAAACTTATGGCACATTTCGCTGAACTAGACAACACTAACACAGTCCTAAGGGTCATCGTCGTTGGTAACGACGACTGTAAGGACGCAGACGGCAACGAATCGGAAGCAGTAGGTCAAGCCTTCTGTGAAGGTTTGTTGGGTGGACGCTGGGTGCAAACCTCGTACAACCACAACATCCGCAAACAGTACGCTGGTATCGGTTTTACATACGATGCTGGTGCCGATGTGTTCGTCGCACCGCAACCTTTTCCGTCATGGACTTTGGACGGGAACCATGATTGGCAGGCACCAGTGCCGATGCCAGAAGGTCCGCATTATTGGGATGAAGAAACTTTGAGTTGGAAGGAAATAACAGTTGAAGCCTGAGCAGATTCAAATGTTGAAGTCGTGGGCCAAGGTGTTTGGCGCAGGCGTAGTTGCATTGGCTATTAGCGGTGAGCGTGACCCGAAGGCGTTGGTTGCCGCTGGTT